CAAGTTTACCAAATCCTTGATCTTGTCCACCTGTATCTGCGGTAGTGCTAACTCTCTTACTGATTTGTTCGTTTTCTTCTTTTAAACCTTCAATATTTTCTGATCTAGTTTTAATTTCTTTTTCTATTTCTTTTCTACCTTTCTTATCTGTTTCATCTAATTGATTTAAGGTAGTAATTCTTGTCTGTATTTGTTTTTCTAATTCTGTGATAGATTTTTCATTTCGTTCTCTATCTTTTTCATATGCCTTAATCTCTTTTTGAGTTAATATATTAATTGCATTACCTTTTTCATTTATTTCTGCTTTGATACCTTTTTCTCTCAACTCTCCTAATTGTTTTTCTAACTTTTGTTGATTGCCTGTAAATTCTTCAACTGTATCTGCTAATTTGTTATTATAATCTCTTAAATTAATTCCTAAATCATCTACAAGTTTAATTAATTTACGTATCGCTATAGCAAAATTATCAACAGGACCACTTTCAATTTCATTTGTCAAATCTTGTATCATTTTAGGTACATCACCGATAACTGCCTGTGTAGCAGCTTTTAACCCTACACTAGTCTTATCAATAATTACTTCACCTAATCTTGTGATTTCTCTTTGAACAGAATTATCACCACCTTGTGGCATATCAAATTCTGTTCCAAGTGGTTCTATTTTTGGTAGTGCCATATTATTTCTTATTATCTTCTATCTTACTAGGTTTACCGTTTACATATAATCCAAACCAGGCTGCACCAGCACCTACAACTACAGATACAAAACCTGCTTGTGCGTTATTAGGTTCAGGTAATGCCATAAACCATTGCATTGTCATATAAAAAGCATATCCATACAACAACATAAAAATTCTTGGTATCATTCTCCAGTTTGACATAAACTGTGGAATTTCGCATTTAAGAAACCACCAAACGTTTTTGATGATTGATTTACTTTCCTCTATCATTTTGTTCTCTCCCGTTCTTTTCTTTTTCTCTCATTTTCTTCTTTGATCCAATTGATTAACAATTGAACATAGATATCCCTTTCCCAAGGTATCATTGACTCTAATTCTGTCAATGAATACTTATGATGTTGCATAAGTGCAAAATTAACTTCGAATATCGCCTCTAGGCTATTGTGGGAGAGGCTAATCCGAAAAAATCTTGTAACCCGCTGAAGGTGATTGTACTTTCAACTCCTGTCTTTGGGTTCTTCACTTTTGTTTCGTGTCTTAATCTAGGCATAGTTTCAAAGAATTTTCTTAAATTTGTAAACTGATTTTGAGATAATGACTCAAAAAAAGATTTAAGTTCTTCTTTTGTTGATTCACTAGCAGGATAATTCTTATCACCCTCATAAATGTAATCAACACAACCTGTTACTAATCCTATTATATCTTCATAATTAAGTGATTTTACACCTTGTGTGGTGTACAATACTTTCATATTAGGATATTTCATAACAACGCCTAGTTTTCTTCCCTCGTCTAAAATTATATTGTTGGTGTGTGCGTCATCTACTTGCACCTCAACTTTTGATATGTCAACCTCCACATCGCCATAGGTTTTCTTATCGTCTGGACATATAACTTTAAACTTTGCAATCTCTCCTACAGATTTTGCCCTAACTTGTAGGAAAATATATTCTATATCAAATGTAGGTAAATTTTCTACATCTACTTTGTCAAATGTAACTGACTTCAAAATATCTTTTGTTGCCTGTTGCATTTCTTTTTCTTCACCAGATTCAAGTGCCATATACAAGATTTTTTCTTCTTTTACAAGAAAAGGTCTGTATTGTACCTTTACATCACTTGATGGTAAAGTCAACTCATATCTCGGTGTTTCAACTATTGGTAAAGTCATAATAACTCCTTATTTAAATATTTAGTGGTGGTATTTTAAATGGTGGGAATGCTCTTCCGCCAGTTACTCTACCTAGTGGTACTCTACGTCTTAAATCGTTTAGTACATCACGTCCTGCTCTTCTCAATTCAGGTGGTAGTTTACCTAGTATACCACCAAAAATTCCTCTATTGTTTTTAATCTCTGGTATTCTGCCTGTAGGAGATCCTAATTCTATATTGCCTGATTGATCTATGAAATAGTTTATCCAATATCTAAAAGAAAAATCAACACTTATAGTTTGAATTGTGTTTGCGTCAGCAGAATAATCTACTGCACCTATACTTACAGGAAAAGCATCAATTAATTGTACACCATACGTTACATCATCACGCTCTTGCCTACTAGCATATTGTCCTAATTGAAATATATTTACATTTGTAACATAGTTATCATAGTAATTTACATTATAAGATGTAGATGTACTTAATGCTGCCTTTTGCCATAATTCAAAATAACTTCGTTCTCTCATAAACTTATCAGCATAAAATGTAGCAGATATATTATCTGATTTAAAATCATAAACTACTTTTCTAGCAGGTTTGTTACCGTGTCTAACTTCTTTTTGTACCATTTCTCTATTTGGCATATTAATGGCACTACAAAATGCTTGTACACGTCTACCATTTGCCTGTTGTACGGCAAGTAAATCTGTTTGTGAAGGAAAGGCACTTGCTGTTTCTTCAGCGGCAGTTGACTCTTGTTCATAATTAAAATCACCCAATGGTGTATTAATATTACCTAATACATTAGGCAACCCTTTAGGTAATTGAAATTCAGCATAGTATCTTGCCTTTCTAGCAAAACCCTCTGCCTCGTTTACATATGATTGAAAACGACCTAAAGTTGTTTCTGGATTACCACCTTGTGTTCTTTTTAAACGTGGGTCACCTGTAACGTTGTCTAAACTTCTATCTCTAGGTAAACCGATACGTACATCAATACCACCTATTTTCTTACCACCTCTTAATATTGCCATTAGTATGGACTCCCTTTTTTAAATTGTGCGACTGGTAAATAAACTGCTAATGCCGCCTCATCAAAATCAATTCTTAAAAAATTACTTCTCACGTGTGCAAACAAATATTTCTTAATAGTACCTTTTACAAGTGGTATATTTTTTACTCTATTATAACTTACATCAAAACTATTTCTACTTGTTATCTCATTACCTCTTACAGCATATCTTTGTAATCTTTCTAACAAAGTAAATCTAGCACCAGGTCTTAAATAATGAAAGTTAATACCTGCAAATCCACCTGGTATACTCTCTAATGGTAATACGAGAGGAAATGTATCATAATATGGTAATGTCTTTTTATATTTAGGGTCATAAACAAACATATTTAAACGACCAATACTAGGTCTGCCTATTAGTTTGCCTTGATTCATTAATCGTCTAGCAGAAACTTTATCTGCAATAGATGATACAGCATTTCTGTACCAAGCAGCCGTCTTACGTATACCGCCTGCCTTATCTACTAGTGGATCTAATATTGAAACCATATGCTATATTTATATAAAAAAAAGAGCGCTTTGGTTACCCAAAGCGCCCTTAAAGTATGTACTAGAGAGAGATAAATTACTCGTCTTCAGCTAATTTACTAAAATATGACATTGTATCGTCATCATCACTAGCATCCACCGAGTCGTTCATACTTTTTGCTGAACCGTTACTTTGAGGCGGGAGGTCTGCATTGTCAACGGTTTCAGTTTTTCTCGCACCAGATAATACCCTATTCAGTTTCTCTTTGAGTTCATCATAGGTCTTAAAGTTATCTGCTGCCAAGAAAGGTTTTAGAGCGTGTTGTTTTGACCAGACTTCTTTAATCTTGTCATCACTTTCAGCAAGTGCTGATACACCCTCAAACTCCGATTTATCATAATTCCAATAACCATCAACTTTTCTAATTTTTAGTTTAAAGTTTGCACCTTTCCAAAAATCAAATGGGTTGATTGCTGCTTCATCTTCAAATGCCGGTTGCATTGCTTCAGTAATCTTATCAAATATCTTTTTACCGAATTTGTATAAGAACACTTTACCTTCATTCTCTGGATGTTTTGGATCACTTACGACTAAAATATTAGCGTAATATGATAATTTTCTTTTTCGTTTTCTAGCGATTTCTTTATCACTATCAACGCCTGTATTCCATAGTCTTGTATTTTCTTCACTTACAGGATCTTTTTGATTTAATGTTGTTAAACTGTTTTCAATATACCAACCGCCAGGTCCTTGAAATGCGTGAGACCATACTCTTTGCCAAGGTAGTTCTTCACCTTGTACAGCAGGTAAAAATCTAATAACAGCATAACCGTTACCAGTTTTATCTAACTCTGGTTTCCAAAATCTGTCGTCTTGGTATTTGTTTTTGTTTGATTGATCCTCAGGATTGAGGTTTGTTTCAAGTGCCTTTGTAAGTTTATCAAAGTTACTTGATGATGATTTTAATGTTTCAAAATCCATATTTTCTCCTTATTATTGTATTCGTTGT